GTTAGACCACTCACGCACGGTCTTATCGGTCTTGGAATAGTACATGTAAAAGGGTGATTCAACACCGCGTTGAACGGCGATACAGAATTTATACCCTTGAGGCTTCTGTTTGCCCTGTTGCTGAAGAGGCATATCCTGACCATCACGCTCCTCGGTCTGTTTAGCGGCGAGGATAGCCTCTAACGCCGGAATATCCCACTTGTTATAACCATCGCCCTCACCGTCACTACTCTTCTCTTCCTTGGCCTGCTCAATCATGTTCTCGAGCTGTAGTTTTGAATAAAATACATCCCAAAACATGACGTCCGAGTCGTAGTCACTAACCTTACCCGGCTCAAGCGTCACGTCTTGGGGTTGAGCCACGATAAAGTCAGCATGCCTTCGGCCATCTTTTTCGACAAAGAGCGTGATAATTGGCACTGATCCATAGATTGCGGCCTTACGCACTGCATCCTTCCATTTACGCGTGAAGGGTGCCTGAGTATTGGCAAAGGGGATGATGTGCTTACGCCACACAATGCTGGCCAAGTCTCCCACCCATGCCTGATCACTATCGGAGGTGACCGTACCACTGAGTTTGCTCGAGACGATACGCTTAGGAAGCTTGAACAGTGCGGCCGCCAGTGATCCATCGTTGACTTCGGGCAGGTTCTCGTCCATACCCTCCATGAGATCATTGTCGGCGAGGCGCTCGAAAGCGGGGTAGTTCTCTCTCCAAACGTGACCCTCGGTCTTTGAATCGGTGTATAGCTGTTTGAGATCGTCTTTACCGATAAAAGCCACGTGAAGTCCTTGGGTATATTAGTGCTACTGTAACATCTCTATAATGCTTTCGCTATCGTCCTCGCCATCGGGCGGGAAGTTCTCGGGGTCTTTTACGACAATGTCCATGATGTTTAGCGGGGTCTGGTATAGCCGGTCCTTGGACTTATAGGCTGGCATCATCTCGGGGTTTGGATCCTGATCCATGTACTGTTCAGCCGTCATAATGAGCACGTTCGGCAATGGCGACATGATGATACCCTGGGTGTCTTTGACGGCGTTGAAGATAGCTTGCTTGAGCTCTTCGCCACGTTCACGTAGGTCTGATACGTCGAGTTCGTTACGACCACTAAATGATGCGTAGTTAGTTTTAGACATGGAGTTTTAACCTTTCTTGCGTGTTATTACGATGCGTTCGCTTAATTGGTGGATGCTCTGTTTGATACATCTGCCATACTCCGGCACAAGCCATCACAGCATCGTCATGCGTGTTGGGCGCCGCTTCGGGCTTACCACTCTTGTTAACGATAAATGTCTGATGGTGATCTAGTGTTTCCTTATCGTATATCACCACTTGCTTGGCGTTAAAAGCCGTCAGCCAATCGCCAAGCATTCCCGGACGAGTCGATGCGTTTGTATCCCATCCCAGCCGATCCGTTCGTTCCTCACCATCTAACGTACCACTAGATTTTGCGACATAGAGATTATAATCTCCAGACAGGTTAGAGGTCATTAAGTCATGCATAGCACTAATACCGCCGTTTTGTCGCTCAAGTGCGACCATCGGGGGGACCCCGGTGAGCTTCTTAATCCACCGTAATGCTTGAACTAAATGAGGTGTCATCTCGGCCGCTACGCCATGCATAGACAACACTAAGGGGATATCAAGATTACGAGTGGAGAGGAATTGTACAAAGTTCTTGTCATCACCACCTTGAGCTGTATCACCAAACACGACGAAGAACTCACCTTGTTGTATCTTGCGGTAAAGCCTGAAGCTCATGCCGGCACCTCCAGGGCTGATAAATACACCGCTTCACTCAATGGCTTCCTAATATGGGTATTGTGGTATATCAGAGCGTCAGCATCAAAGAAGGGCCTGCCGCCGTATAAGAATGCCTCGTAATCGTATGTCGGATACTCACGTAGTTCTTCCTTATCCTCAAGCCCCTTGGTCTGCATGTAATGCCAATAGCATTGATCCGCTGTTGCAAGTCCCGCTTGATACAACTGCTGGTAATAGGTTGGTACTTGCCAGTCTTTAGGGGCTTTCTGGTGATATTGTTTAAACGTATACCAGGCCATGAAACGACTCTTAAACAGAGATAAGCCATCTTTACCTGATTGATACTCCTCGGCAAAGTAATCCCCGGCTAGATTGCCAGTAGACTCGCGGAATATCTTCCCGTAGTTTTGAGGCACCTGCTTCTCGGCTCCCACCACAAGCTTCTTAGCGTTCATAATCTCGGTGTTGGGGTAGAAGGCAATCTCTGACCAGTGAATATTCTGTTTCGTACCACCACGGCCTGACACCTTAGCGCTAGCCGTCTGAGCATGATACTGGGCGCCACGCTTACGGCCAATCAGCTCTCCCCCGTTGTCCACTTTGAGGAAGGCCTTACGTAGCTTCAGCACGTCACTCGGGTTATCCTCCATGTCACGGATTGTCCCACCCTGGGACTTGATCAGCCACGAGTCGAGGAATAGGTTAAACCGGGCAATATGGGCATCAGTCTCAGAGTCTTTGTGTGAGTAGATGTCGGAGTCAATAATGGGGATTTCACCTAGCTCCGACATGATGAAGTCAGCGGTAAATAGTCCCTCTATCACACTAGATATGCCGAACTGGCGGCCCTTTAGAATGTTCTCGCGTATACCCTGCATCTCGGGGTAGTCAGTCTCTAGCGTCTTATAATAATCATCCTGAACATCATTGAACTTAAACGGTACGAGCTCGCCATACTTATTTTTAATGGCAAAACAATCTTCAATGAATGGCTTGTAATCAAGAACAATCACTCTTTGCCTTTAACATAATTTTGGGTACCAAAGTTAAAGTTGACAACTGAACCCTTGCCCTCATCATTGTTGGCGGTAGCACCCATAAGGGTGAGTGCCTTCCATGAAGCGTTAAGACGTACCGAGTGATCCGGTAGTGCCTTCATTTCGCCCTTGATCTCTTGCAGCTTCATAGCCTTCATTCCATCGGCTATGGGTTTTGTGATCAAGTCAATCGTCAAGCCATGCTCCTCAAGAGCCTTTTGCACCGCTTCTTTTATTGAAGGTTTTTGTAAGTTCTCTGTGGCTATCGCATGTGCCGTTGCCAAATTGTTAGCATCATAAGCTGCCATAGCCGCATGACTACCATTGCCATCAGTCTTGATGTACTCGTCAACAAACTTCGTTTGCTTAATAGTAAGTGGACGCTTCTTCTTTAACTTAGGGTCTGCAATAGGCATAAGTTATCCCCTATGCAATCTGAGTTCTATCATTCCACTATCTTTGTAGTTTGTCTAGAGATAACCACTCCACTTAGCAGAGCGCGGCCCTTGTCAGTTATTTCATAGTCTCCCCGACAACCACAAGAACAACCCGTAATTAACCCTTGCTTATCCAAGCTACGCATCTTTGATAATCGCAACTTTTTAGGTATATCCGGCATGAAGGCATTGTCCATAGCCGAGGGGCCACCCTCCTCAAACCACATACACCAGTGGCCCCTAGCGCACGCTTCAGGAAAATGAGCCCACAATCCACAGTAACTATACTCGTGCGGCGAATTAAACTCGTTCAAGTGGGCAAGTATTGGCATAGTGGGAACATCGATTGTCTTCATTCACTCACCCCCTCCTTACCCTTAATAGCCTTGTAAACCTGCTTCACGTCAATCACTTCCTTAACGAACTGGAAGTTTCCGTTATCTGCTAGTATCACATATTCCTTAAGCTGTTGAAACTTACGGTTAGCACTGGGGTCTCGTGGGTCGGGTAGTCCATTCATGCGCGTAATACCAGCTACCTCCATATCGTAGAGTTTGCCGTCTATGCTTAGTTTAATAATACTCTCACGGGGTAAACCGTCGAGGACTGCTTTGAGGAGACCGACTGAAGTGTTCATATATTATCCTCCAAATACTTAATCGGATCATCAGCTATGACCATTTGCTGAAGATGGTATTGCCAAGCTGGGAATTTCTCTTTATACCGCTCAATATGCTCGTGACCATCATCGTCAACTTCACTAGTTTCAATCTCGCGTTCTTCTTCATAATTCCACAACGCCTTAGCGTCTGGTGACTGAACCCAATAATCAATATCTTCCCCCCACCCATTAATCTTAGCTTTCTCTATAGCCTTAGTAAGAATAGCTTTGGGAGTCATCGGGTCAGCCATGCCAGGAACCATCCAAGCAATGTTGGACGATAAGTGCTTCTAGTAATCTTGATCGTCGCAACTGGCTGATCATAGACGTCATAGATTTTACGCCAGTCATTCATAGTCTCAGCCTCTTTACATTCTCTTCTAGTTCGCCAATGGTGTCGTTGCCCTCTGGTTTCATATTAGCAGTCTTTTCGGCGACGCTTGGTTCGTCAACAGTCTCAAGTAAACTACTACCAATAGGCCGATCCAGCAACTCTCTGGAGTTAGGGTCATAAACCATCTTAATGGGTGGCAGCACCATAGCATCCACCTGATCAGCAATAACGCTCCGGTGATTGCGTTTAGCCTCGCGTTCAATCACGGCGTAGGCTTCATCTGATACTCGTATTTGTTTACTCATGAGTACCACCAGCCTCAGTTATCATCCTCAATAAACTATCAAACGCATTGGCCTTGGCTGTCACATCCTCGTCCATAAAAGAGACAGCCTTACCGTATGTAGAGCGCGGGTAGCGATCAGCAACACGAACAACAACCAAAGTACCATTTATCTCCGATAGGTCTTTGTGCTTATTAACGCGAATGTAAAACCTTAGCTCTTGCATAGTCACACTCTACACCATTCAGTAACACAACACAACCTGTGTATAACTATATTGTAACAAATCGTTGACGCGCTGTGACAGTGGGTGTATAGTCCTAGATATTAACAAGGCACAATCATGGAAATACTTATGGCCCTCTCGGCAGGGGCCCAGATGATCATTATCATTCTAGTAGTCGTAGGTCTCATCGCCTACATAAGCTCCCAGCACTAATAATCCCCTTACCTGTTATTAAATAAAGGATATGAACATGCCTAACATCAAGTGCCCTGAATGTGGCCATACATGGTATATACACGTCGGGAAAAATGGACAGTGCATAGCCGCGTATGGATCGTGTGGCTGCAAGGCTAAGCGGCGTAGTGTTGACGGTATAACTTCCTAGCTGACCCTCAAAAACCGGGTGCAACGCGAGAGCAATGCGGTGAACCACCACCATGAGAGTCAGCTAAGAGGTTATCCACATCTTAAACAGCGCTTCTTGAAGTTTGCTACGTGCTTGTGCCTAGCCAACATGTACGCCCAAAAGTTTAAGCACCACAGCCAACACATAAATGCCGGCGGCGAACAGACGGATCAGTGATCCCACTTCCCCACTAAATTTCTTCTCAATTAAATATCCGATAAGATATGCGGCCAGACAAATACTCAAGATATTCGATACTAAAATCATCTAATTTCTCCCGATTAAATTACTAAACTTGAACGGTTGTTTCTCTGGCTCCTCATGATAGCCATTCTTAACTAGTAGTCCTTCTAAAAGTCCTGAGATATAGGCAATATCAATCTGGTCAAAGGTATCCTTCTCTTTAGCCTGTACGCGAATGTACTCGTAAAGCTTTTTAGCTAGGACGTAATTCTCATCGTTCATAGTGCTTATACTCTATCAGTTATTGTCTTTTATCCCCAGCCCCTCACGGATACGCCGGATTTGCGCGTTACCCCCTTCAATCTCGCGCACAAGTCCAAAGTCGTAGCCTCCGCCAATTGGTTGTGGCAGGACATCAGGTATCTTGCGTTCTTCCCCTACTGCCTTGGCTAAGGCTCGGCGGATAGCGAGTTTAGCAATTGGTAAGCCAAAATGGCCACTAAACGCATCTTCTCCCAATTCCCCCTCGTTTATGCGACCGTAGCTTAAAAGTATTTGCTCTAATTCTTTATCAAAACTCATTCTCCCCCTCCGTTTCGGGCTTGGCGGGTGGAAAGCATGACGGAGGTTTGTCCGTAAAATAACTATCGCTATTTTCCAGGAGGAATCCGCAACGTTTACAGTAGGTCCGTTTGAAGAACCAGCCTTTCGTAACGAATTTATGCGGGTACATGCTCACTTCCCCACCTCCCCATCCAGCAGGGCGCGATATGGCCGGAGCGCAGCGTCCAAATCTGTTTCGGGCATCCATCGAACGCTACGGTTAACATCACCATAGGTGCCATGCTGCCGCAGTCCTTCCGCGAAATCCACCACCAAGCGGGCAGCGGCGCGGGAGATAGCAATATAATCATCATTGTTAAGCGGCTGGCTAAGTTTTCCAGCAAGCGCCTGTTTCATTGGGTCGGTTGGCTTCATTTCAATATCCCTTGTTTATAGAGCTCGATGGCGAGCTTGGCTGCCGCGTCCTCGGGGGTACCTTCGGAGTATCGATAAGGAGAACCGACTGTAGCAAAAAACTGGTTGCCCCAAGTATTGAGGCCGATAATCGCTCCCTTTGGTAACTTACGCAGAAGATATCCGAGGTCGTAGGCGGGTCCAGCTTTGCCAGACATATCATGTCTCACTAGCTCCCATTCGGCTAAGTCGGGGGTGTGAATCCTCGTAAAACCAATACTTTTCGGTATCCACCCGCTTAGCTCATACAACTCTGCACACAATTCTCTCGATGCTACATTCACTTCTCCTCACCTCTGGTTGCTGTGGGTGGGGTAAGAGCGGCAGTTACGGCGGCAATATCCGCGTCAGTTAACTTGCGATCAGGAGCACGCACTACCATGTCAAGGCTTACATATCGAGCCTCATAGGGCAGCTTCTTCTCGTCCTGCTTGTCCATCAGCCACGCGAGTCGTTTCCTAAAAGTTTCTTCTCCCCGCCTCTCCGCTTCTACGGTGGCTTGGGCGATATAAGCAGTAAGTGCTAGAGCTACTTTGTACCGGCTTCGTTCATCGTCGATAATCTTGAGCACTGCGTCTGTTACAGGAGTATGCTCCTCGCTCCCACCCGTAGTGCTGGTTGTATGCTTGGTCATTGCGGGTGTGCCTCCGAGAAAGCTTTGATTTCGCGTACCTCATCATTGGTAAAACATTGAACCGTGTACTCGCTAGGGTCAAACGGCTCATCTGAGATATCGTTAAACGCTTTGATAGCCTTGGCCTCACTGTCGTGAAAGCCGGCCAGTATCTCGCTTTCGCCCTTGTATGTTATCGCGTATTTCATTGGTTGGTGTCCTTCCACTTAGTTGCTATCAGATGCTCAACAAATTGTTCGATGTCGAGCGTGTAGAACGTGAGAGCTACGAATCCAAGACATAATCGGGCGCTGTAGTCAGCAACTGCAAAATGTGGTTTGGCCCATTTGCCTACAGCCAGGGTAAGCGATACGCCTTTCATCGAGTGTAGTTTCATCATTCCCCCTTTCCGGCGTCTGGGTTCGCCCATTGCCGCTTATCTTCTGGTACAAGCCAGATTCCGCATCTTACGCAGTTGTATTTATTCCCCCATGCCTCGAAATGCCCCATGCGCCTGCAAAGATACCGTGCGTAGAAACCGGGGAATATCGGCTTAAAAGCTTGCTTCCTAGTCATTGTCTTTGTCTCCGGCGTCTATGGTGGGGAGAGCGGCAAGAGTATTCGCCACAACCTCATCCATATCGGCGTTAACAGCTTCTCGTATTCCATATGGATCACGTTGGTCTAGTGGATATCGTGCCTTCAGCGCTTCTCCTGTCCGCCGTATCGCTTCCCTCACCGCCTCATCCTTCATTGAAGCCAGAAACGGCGCAATCACTCGCTCCATCTCCCGTATTATGCCGACACGGATAATCACGTTGCGGTCTTTGCCTGGTGCTCCGGGATTATCGAGTACAGCTCCACCACGCGCAACCATTTCTATTAGGTCGCGTATTAGCGGGTCTAAGGCCGGACTGTCGGTTTGTATTTCCGGCTGCTTACTTATGGGGTCGGTGGCGCTAGGCTGCTCGACATTCGCCGGGTCGCAGTCGTCACCTTTGAAATGGGTAACACCTTTGTCGATGTGCTTGCCCCATTCTTCTGGTTCTGGTTGTAGTGGGTGCAATGCTTGAGAACGGCCGCAGAGATCGCATTTATTGCCAGAGCCTGCCTGAAACGGATGCGAGATAGTGTTGGTGTCTGGCTCCTGGTGGGGAGTGGGGGCATTATGGCCGGCTGGTTGTTTGCCGCTGCAACAGAAAAGCAGTGTGCACGGCTCTCCCGCCTGGGGAGTGGGGATACCGAAGTCGCCAATTAAGCCAGCGGGCACTTTGCCTGTACCGCCGCAAGTGGGGCAATCCTTGTACCACATCTCTGGCGCGGCATCTGGGTAATCGTGGCCGTCATTCTTGAGCACACGACCTTGGCCGTCACACGTCGGACACGGTATTGTCTCTTCCCCTTGTGCTGGGGTGGTGGGATTATTTGGCATCGGGAGCCTCTGCACTTCGAGCCTTATTACGTTCGAGCATGCCTCTCACCCGCTTGTGCAAAGACCTGTAGTAGAACCACCTGCGGACACCGAACCATTCGTGCACAGCCCATTGCCACAAATACCAACGAATCATTCGGTCCCATGTTTTACGGTCGTAGTGGGCCAACCAGTGATTGGGATAGCCCAGCCAAATTTCAAATGCATCATTATTGAAGGCTATGACGTATTGATCGTCATCCGTTGCTCCTGGAGACATCGGTATCCATAAACTTTCCTGATCTAGGGGCACTTTTCCTTGTCCATACATACCGCGCCATTGACCCCAAACGTGGTTATATAAATAGTTTGAAATCTTGCTCATCTACTTCGTTTCCTCATTAACATTATCTGGTAAAGCATCGGCAGCTTTTGCAAGTTTGGGCCGACGCTTCGTTGTCGACATTACCTCCACTAAATCAGGGAAATATCGAATGTTATCGCCCTCTCCCTCAGTTTGGCAATTATCGTAATCGAGCTTGTATTGCACACCGTTAAAGATGCATCCGCCGTAGTGACGAGCTACTGATAGCTGACTGTTTGCCCAAGTGTGGTATGGTATACGCTTTGGCTCTCTCATACCCCCGTCTCCTTTGATTCGGCTAGAGTGGCAGTCTCGCGGGCAATAAAGCGGTAAATGGTGTCCGCTAGCTCCTTCACGCCCTCAGCGTGTCCAACGGCTCGCCAGTATTCATCGCCGGTCTTGCCGCCTGTTCCGGCTATCATTGATTCGTCTGGGATGTATAAGCTTAGTTTGTTGAGTAGGTTTCGCTCTCTGGTGGTTAATAGGGCCTGGATTAAGGATGCGGCGCTGAGAGTGGTGTTCATCTGAATAATCACAGCAATACGTTCTAATTCCGTTAGCTCTTCGTTGCTTCCTGGCTGAGAGGGAGAGCCTTTTACGGCAGAGCAGCTAGCACAATGAGTCAGATGCTCATAGTTGACGTTCTTGCAGAGGCTGCATGTCCAGGTCTTAGGGGCATCGCTAGCTTCTGCACTCCGAGGCTGAGAGTCGGCGAAATCTCCTCCAATGCTCATGTCTGGTAATTCTGGGTCAAGCATTGGTTTCTCCCAGCTCTGCCAGGATTTGATGGCGAAGGGCATTCTTAGCCAGTGTCTCCGGGTCATCAATCTTGTGTACCTTGCCGCCTTCCCAGATTTTCTGCCAACTAGCGTCCTCCTCCTGCATAGCTGGTAAGCCTTTGATGACGGCTAGGATGGTGCGCTTGGATTCGACAACATCATCCGGATGGGCGTCATATACTGCATCAGAGTTAGTGGTTTCTCTTGGCATACCGAATAACGCCAGGGACCAAATATCGCGTAATGCTTCATCTAGTTGCTCGTGTGGTGTCTGCTTGGGGGTCATAGGTCTTCATACTCCACTCCGCCGATCCGCCGCGTTGCTTTACCGTCAGTCTTGATTTGAACATTTTCTGAAGTAACAATTTTAAATGCGAGCTTAAGCCTATTAAGAAGACTGAAATTGTCATGCTCGAAGTACCATATTTGTTTCCCCTCGTGCTCGAAATCTAGTTTAAATTTTCTACCCATTATTTGCTTATTCTCCCTTTGTTAGTTGATGGGGTGGCATCGAGGGTTTCTTCGTTGTTAGTGCCGGTAATGTGGTCGATTCTCACTCTTGCTCATACCTGGTTCCCCTCCACCACCAACCAGATGATGCCCACTGCAATCATGATAAAAATGGCAACAGTGTAGAAAAGCACCAGACCATGATATATTTTGCTAATCACGACTTCCCCTCTCATCAATGTGGTCGATCGTTATATCTCTTAATTCGGGATGGGCTTTCTCGAGCGCTTTTCTTGTAAGGTAAGAACGATCCCGCTCCATAGGGACGGCGATCTTAGCCAAGGCATTATTCCACCCCCTGGGAACGCGCACTGTCAACCGTTCAGTCTTATCTATCTTACCTTTCATGCCTCGTCTCCTGGCGCAATACTTAGATACTGCTCTTTGCTTATCCCAAAGGCAGATGCCTGGGCGAGGTCAGCATCGTGTTGACGACCAATCTCCGGCGGTACCCACTCCAAGAACGGCCGGCCAGTACTTGGACAGAACATAGTCATGGCAAACTCGGTCTCGCCAGTGTCCATAAAATTAGGTACCTCATACAACTTTGTTGGCTCTTTGGCGCGGGTGGGCTTAACACCAGCGCTGACGAGCTTCGCATTGGCTTGCTCCAGAAACTTTTGCGGGTTGGCCATTACAAGGGCCACTGACCGCTGATCGGCATTAGGGATGTTTTGGAGGATATCATCGATAGTTATCTCTTGGTTAACGACTTTCCAATAAAGATCCTTTTCGAAACGAACCCCGTGAAGGAAAAATAGCTCGTAACCCTCCCAAGCAATTGCGGGACCGTGGTCATAGTGAAGCCGACCATCAAAGCGATGTATTTCTTTAGGACGCTCGCAAACCATAACAAAATCTTTGTGTGGCCAAATCCAGCATGCACTCTCGCATAGCGCGCTATAAATTCGTGCTCTTTCCGCCATATCTTCGCTCAATTTCAATTCGCATACGTCAGTTAAAAACGAGACGTAACTCGGTGAACCCCACCAACCACCTACCCAAAATTGCCCCCCAAGACGGCGATACCAATTGTTCCTTACGTAGTCAACCGCACCGTCAACCGCACCGCCAACCGCACCGCCAACCGCATCGTCAACCGCATCGTCAACCGCACCGTCAACCGCACCGCCAACCGCATCGCCAACCGCATCGCGAACCGCACCGCCAACCGCACCGCGAACCGCACCGCGAACCGCACCGCCAACCGCACCGCCAACCGCATCGCCAACCGCATCGCGAACCGCACCGCCA